GATCTCGGGATCGCCGGACGGAGAACCGGAGGCCGGTTCGACCGAGTAGCTTCCCGCGAGTGTGAAAACATCCGCCATGTCGTCCGCTGCACCCTCCAGGCGGCGATCTAGGGGGCAAGCCCCCGCAAATGTCAAGCGGATGCGTCCGGTCTGACTGTGAGATGCACCCGCTGCCCGCCGGACCACCGCCATGCCGGCAACCCCAACGAGGGCCGCCAGACGACGAGAACCGCGCGACAATTGGGCCTATTCGGCGGATGACTCCAGCGTCGCCCCCACCAGCCCCGCCAGACGGAAGGATCAGATGGCATGACGAAAGTGCCCCCGACAGGGGCAATCTGTCCGTGAAGCGCCAGAGAATCCGCGCCCACCCGATCATCGCGCGGGCGCCCCGTCGCGTCGTCCACCCGCTCGGTCCAGCGCAGGAGGACATCCTGCCCGGCGGCAAGTTCCGTGCGAATGCGGTTGAAAGCGAACGCCAGCACGGACACGGCGATCCGGTCGAGTTGCCACGCTTCCGATTCGCCGGCACGCACCGTTTCGGCGGCAAGGACGGATGCGGACAGTTCGCGCCAGAGCGCGGAAGCCGCCCGCGCCGCCAGGTCGGGCACGACACGCCCCGAGAACCGCGCCAGGGAGGTTGTCGCCAGCGTGCGAACGTTCCGCGCCCCTTCCGACAGAAGCGAGGCGCGCCGCGCAGCACCTACATTCACGTCGAATCCGTCCAGAGAAGCAGCCTGCAATGCCCGCGCGGCACGCACCGTCGGCAGGACGAGCCCCGCTGCGAGTTCCGCCAGACTCCCGCGCAGCACGGCAAGGAAAGCCGCGCGCCGAAGAGAATCCACCGGAAGGCGCGAGGGCCTCCCTGCCGAGACGAGAAGTACCTTCGCCGTTTCCGCCAAACCGGCGGCCCACGCCCGCCGCAATTCCGACTTCAGCGCCCGGGAAGCCCCCGCCAGAAGACGCAGATCGGCGGATGCCCCCATGTCACGCCCCGCGAGAACCCCGGTAGTTCCGAGGAACCATCGAGAAGGGACCACGCTTCTCGTCGGGGCCCTCGTCCACGTCCACGATGCACGCGGACCACTTGCGCACGCCTTCCGCGGCCTCGTGCAAGGCTGTCTTCCTGCAACCGGAGCAGAACACGGCGTCGCTGGCCTTGACGTAGCGCTTTCCGTCCGACATCTCGCAGGATGGGATGTCCCCTCCGTTGAGTTCCGCCGCCTTCATCACGGCGGAGAAGGCCCTTCTCATCGCCTCGGCCAAAGGCATGAAGATGGCGATGCGTATGACCGGCGCCCCGTTGCACACGGCACAACGCCGCCCGCTCCAAGCGTATTTGACGTGCGCCTCCATCGGCGTCATACGCCCCTGCATGAACTTGTCGAGATGGATCACTTCTCCCGACGGATCGTAGAGCTTCACGGGAGAAGGAGATTCCGGCACGGCTGTTGCATCCGCGGCGGGCGCACTTTCTGTCTTCTCATCCGGCATCGGCTTCCTCTCCATCCCCCGGAGCGGCATTGGTCCTGTCGAGAACATCCTTCTCCGCGCGGGCCTCGCGTTCGTTCTTTTCCGTCTTCAGCCGCGCCAGCATCCCCGGTACGTCCTTCACGTCGAGATACTTGGCCAGGAAGCGCGCGGCTCCCTCCAGGTCCAGGAGCCCCGCGGTGTACGCCTGCGCGGTAGCCGTCACCGCCTGTGCCACGTCGGTCAGCGAAATCTCGAAGTACCGCGGCCATTCCAGTTCCAGCATCCCTTCCGGGTCCAGAACTTCCAACGCCCGCTTCACCACGGCGTCGAGATCCATGTCCAGCTTGGAACGCAGCAGCACGGGCGCCCCGCGCTCCTGCGCCGAACGAAGCGCCCGGAGCAGCATCACGACAAGCGGCTTCACGACGAACTTGGAATACTGCTCGCGCAGCTTCCCGGCCTTCACGAGCATGAGCGAGTAGGCGCGCTCGACCTCGGTGGCCGTGGCCCTGTCCCCGATGTCGGGATTCTCCAGCACGCACTGCGCGCTCTCCAGGGAAAGCGCACGCAGCTCGCGCGCCGTCTCGATGGCGGCCTTCGCCCCGCTGCCGGCCATCTCCAGGTACTTCACGTCGTCTTGGCTGCCGATGAAGAGGGCGTTGCCCGCCCCCTTCTGGATGCCCTCGCCCGGTTCCGCGTCCGTCTTGAACACAGGCGTCGGGTCGCATGAGAACAGCGTGCCGCGCACCGACTGCGACAGGAGCATGTCGATCTGGTGCGAGATGTCGTAGACGAACGGAGGGCAGTCTGGAAGCCCGTCCAGCGAGTCGGGAAGCGGAAGATTCTGCGCCCACACCACGGGACAGAACCCGAATCCGTGCTCGATCTCGCTCTCGACGACCCATACAGGCTCCCGTTCGGTCACCTCCGCTGGCTTGAACACGATGTCCCGCGTGCCGTCTAGGATGCGCCGATACCAGAAGTGCCTGACCATCGTGCGCCCGGTTTTCGGATCCTTCGTGCTCCGCGGGTAGAAGTAACGCTTCTCCATCGAAGCGACCGTCATCGTCTCCGCGTCCGCGAACACCGGCTCGCACCAGCGGGGGTCGTGGATTTCGATCCGGGGGCGCCCGTCCACCAGCTTTGCCCCGACCACCACGGTCCCGATCGCCCCCCCGAAAGTGCGTGCGAGCATCATCGTCGGCCAGAGCCGGATGGCCTCTGCCAGCGAAACCAGAAGACTCTCGACGACGGGCTCACCCGGAACGCGAAGCACGGGATGGCGCTTCTCGGAGAAGAGCACCCCCGTGAAGCGATCCACGATGGTGGGAACGATGGCGTAGGGCGCGGACGGCCGGCGGAACTTCAGCGGCAGCGGATTCGGCTGGCTGGTCACGTCGGTCAGGTGACCGAGAAGACCCGTCGCGGAAATCGCCTCGGAATGAAGAGAATCGGGCCGCTCCTTGCCGTCCCAGTCGATGAGACACGCTTCGTACTGCTGTGAGAGGTAGAAGGCCCAGGCACGGTTCAGATCGCGTTGCCGCTCGGTCATCCCGAGTCGGACATTGCGCGCCATCAGCTCGTCCTGCGAGACAACGTCGTCCAGCAGGAGACTCCGGGTCGTGCGAACGGCGGCAGGCATTCTCGGCATCCGAGGGCGATCGGCGCCCCCCGGCATTCTGCCCCGATCAGGCGTCCGCTGTCACGGGGAAACGCTCCCGGCAGACATGCTGCTTCGCCCCGGCGTCCAACTCGCGCAGATGGGACGATCCGCAGAACGCTCCGCACGCGCCCGGATGCACGTCTGCACAGTGCAGCGCGAACGAGACACCGCAGTCCACGCACTCGGCAGCACCCGAGACTCTCCCGTCCGGCGCCGCGAACTCGACGAAACGCAACACGCACACGCCCGCTTCCGGATTCCGACTATCCCGCACGAGCGAAAAGCGCTTCATGCCGCCGGAGTAGTCCCCTGTCCAAGGGAAGTCAACGGCAAAGACAGGAAAGGGCAAGGAACGCCGGCACGTCCGAGACACGCGCCGACCCCCTCCCCGGAAAGGCGCCCGCAACGAACGCCAATGGGGCAGACACAGACGAACGCGGGGCGGATCGACCCAAGAGCCGGGCGCGTCGCCGAACGCGCCAGAATGGCCGGGAGGAACCTTGCCGAGGCCACCCGGACATTAGAGGACAGGTTTGGACATCGCTGGACACGCGGGCGCTGTTCCGGGTACATGCCCGGGCGGCCGGCGCGATCCCATCCGAGGAGGGGCGGCCGCTGCCAACCGATCCGTCCGAGGTGTGGCGGTTCTTGTTCGAAGCGGGGGTGTCGGGGGCGGCACGCCCCCGACGAAAGCCGGGGACGGGAGGCCGGACGTTGAACGTCCGGCCGGCTCCGGCCTTTTTCTCCCCCCCCAAAAGCAAGAGCAAAGCTCTTGCTGGAAGGGGAGAAATACTAAAGCTCTGATCGGTCCAGCGACTTGAAAAATTCCCTGCGCTCTACTACACGTCAGACATCGAGCGTCGGACGACACGCCAAGTGCCCGGAATCACTGGCGATTTTCAACAAACGCCCCTTTCGGCCGGCATACGTTCCGCCGGGCGTGCTTTTTGTTCTACTGAATGGAAAATGAACGCAATTCAGTCCGGCCGCGAATCGGCCTCGTTTCACTCCATTGAATGGAAAATGAATGCAATTCAGTTCGCCCGCGGACAGCCCCGTTTCGCTCCACTGAATGGAAATGAAAGGGTGTTCAGCGCTCTGCGTTGATCGACCTGGGGGGGTACCCCACAACTTGAAAAACCGGACCTAACCTGTTGAAATTGCTGGGTATTTTTCCGCTTTGACGGTCGAATCGGACGAAAACCACAGTGAAATCAAGAGGTTACGCCTGTTTCCAGACGAAAGCACCCCGACCGAACTGGCGGACAGTCGGATCTGCCCATAGAGAGCCTACTTGCACGACATAGTGGCAGGCGAGTACTTGCAAGCCAGCTCCCTTGCGACGGAACGTCCGCGCGAAGTGTCGGGTGTACCAACCTCCGCGGACATCCCGGAGGCACATCCGACGAGCACCGACCTTTCGAATCCAGACCAATCGGCCGAAGTCGAGGCGGCGGCGTCGCGGCACGACGACGACGAGACGGGCAGGATGCTCCCTACGCTGCAATCGGCGTACAAGCTCCAGAGAGAGACCGCTGCAACGATTCCAGACGCGCGGAGGTTCCTCCAGCCACGGCCGCCGTCGGAGGAAATCGAGCATGACCTCCTCGGTAGGGGGGCCTGCAATTCCTCTCGGATTCGGCTGCTTCCGCACGACCCCGCCGGTATTCAGCGTGTGGACTTCATGTCGGATTGTCGGCGCTCCAACACGAGTACGGGGGATGTCCTCTGACGATCCACCGCGTCAAGTGCGGCCTCGATTACGAGGGCACGCGCACCGGCCAGCATCGCGGCAGCGCGACCGGCGTGTTGCTCCCGGTCGGCCATTTCTGCAAGCATCATGGCGTGCTCGCGTTTCGACGGTCCGGTCATGTGGCGTCCGTCACGGTTGGCGCTCCTTCGTGAACACATGACCGCTTCGGGCCACGGTAGTCCTCGCACCGCGGCGTGCCGCGGCATTGCAGCGTGGGGCGGTCGCCGAAGATCGGCAGACATGGATCGGCGGCAAGTTCCCGCCAGCAACGGTCGCGGTGAAACCACACGTCCGACTGCGCGCCACACAGGTCCACGATCCAGCGCTCCCAATGACCTCCGCGGAAGCGCCGCCATGCCGGAAACCAGTCGAGAAGCCAGTCGAGGAAGGTCATTTGTGCCTGCCTTCGTCCTTGCTCGCCCGCAGCCGGACGGTCTCTGCGACAATCTCCTCGTAGGTCACGCCGCGTAACTTGCGCCCCCATACCGGCGATACCGATCCGACCAGAACGGCGCAGTACTCGATCGCGGCGCGCATCGCAGTGCGTGCCACGTCTGCGTCATGGGCTGACGGTTCGGTCGAGGGCGGTTCGGTGGATGTGGAGGGTGCCGAATCACTGGACATGTCCATGCTGTGTCCGTTCCGGCCCGGTGCGCGGCCACCGGGACCGGCCAGAGGGACGACGGGTAGCGCTGCCCGTCGCCCGGATGCGGCGCTCGCCGGGTTGCCGCGCCCGGCCCGCCCTGAACTGCCCTCCGGGGCGGGAAGCCCGGTCGGGCGACGCCGGGAGCGACCCGGCGGGAAATCCGTCTACTTCTTGTGCTTCTTCACATGCGCCGGGAGCTTGTGATCCTTCGGCGTGGTCCGCTCCCACTCGCGCACGGTTTTCTTCGACATCTCGCCCCGTGCGGCTTTCGCATGGAAGAGCGCTCTCTGCGCTTGCGACCTGAAGGGCACGATGTCACCCGTTCCCGTGCTTGTCTTCGTCGTCCATGCCGGACTCGGAAGCGCACGCCTTCAGGTATTTGTCATGCTCTTCCCGGGCCTGCCAGTACTCCCGGTCGGCCGCGTCCCGGCGCACGGTGGCATCCGCCAGCCGTTTCACGGGTGCGGGCACCATCTCCGCAGCCGGCGCAGGATCCGGGTTGTCGAACGCGGCGTGGAAACCGTGACCCTCCATGCCCATGCCTTTCGGCATCGACATCCCGGCCATCCCGGCTTTCGCCTCTTTCCCGTTTCCGCCCTTCATGTTCTTCATGCAGATTCTCCTTCCAGCGGGGACCAATTCTCCGCGTCGAACTCATCGTCCGCCAGTTGTCTGTGCTGTGCAAGCAGGAACGTCAAGACGCACCCCTTCGTGTCCGCAGCCACGATCACTTCCACCCCACCCAGCCAGGAGCGCCATGCCTGTGCTCCGTGCGGCAGATCCCGGACGTGCTCCGCGCGACCTCCCCGGATGTCCTCGCACAGCGCGTCGCACGACTCCCGCGTCAACAGCACGCCATAGCGCTCCAGCGCACGCTTCTGAAGATGCTCCAACCTGTGCCAGGAGACGTACAGATTCCCGTGTGCCCGGTACTCTGCCGGTGTCCTGTGCGTCCGGAACGGGCGTTTGCGCGAGCGCGTCATCGGGACATGATGTCGAGATTGTGCCAGCGTGGAGCCGCACGTCCCATGCGTCCGCCCTCACGGAAAAACCAGGAGGCCATCACCACGTCCTCGACGTGCTCTGCCGGGTTGTAGAAGAGAAGTCCCGATATCCACGCCTGCAGGGCATGGTTTGCCGCGGAGAGGTGGCCCTCCCGCGTCTCGGTCGACGGGATGATCCACTCCCCTCGGCTCATTTCGGCCGCGATCCCCTCGACGCCGAACTCGGGATGCGCCTTGTTGCGACCCGTCGTGAACGGGATGACAGGGACATGCCTGCGGGTGAACTGAAGCAGGAAATCCTGACCTGCGTTGTTCTCGACGATTGCGACAGAACCGAATCTCTCGTGGTGGGAGCGGATACGATTCACGATTTCCTCCGCGCCCCAGCGCCCCTGCTCGACGCACAGCGGACGCCGCTTGCCGTCCGGACGGACGAGCCCGGTGAACAGTGCCGTGCGCGCATTGCGCTCGTTGCGCCCGATCCCGAGATCCACCCCGGTGAAGCAGCGGCTTCCCTTCGGACGTTCCTCGGCCGGCAGAGCGGCCAGGTCGAACGGCATGGAGAGCCCGACGCCGCTTCTCATGCACATCTCGACCCAAGTCCGCTGGAACCTCGCCTCGCTGTCGTCGCGCACCTGGCAGAGCATCTCGCGCGACCACACCGCCGGAGGCGTGTGAACCTTGCGCTTCTCGATGCGCTCCGATGTCCACTCCTCGGGCCAGGCGCTTTCTCCCGTTTCGGGGTCGACGATGGGGAACTTGAAGAGAGGCCAGCCGAATTCCTCGTGCAGCTTGTGCGACAGATCGTCCGGGTGCCAGGCGTTGCCGATGTTCCAGACATGCGCGTCGGCCGTCAACCGGCCCTCCAGCGTCGCGTGGTACCAGTCCGCCGTGTCCTGACGCGCCCGTTCGTTTCGAGTGCTCTCGAAATCAAGGATGTCGTCCATCACAAGAAGGTCGATGCGCGATCCCAGCACGTTCCCGTGCAATCCGAACGCCTGCACCGAGGCGTCGCGCGCCTTGCTCTTGCGCTCGACGCTGAACTGGTAGGTGCTCCAGGGCTCGCTCGGCTTCAGGTGTGGAAACACCTCGTGCAGCTCGGCACTCTGCTGGATGTACTTCTCCAGCGTCCGAATCGTCTTCGCCGACTGCCCGGCCGTGTTCGACACCACGGCCACTCGCAAGTCGGGATTCCGGCCGAGCTGGTACAGCACCCGGCCGACCGACACCTGCGAACTCTTGCCTAGCGCCGTGGACGAAATGATGATCACGCGCTCGTTCGCATCCATCAGCTCGTGCCAGCGTCGATGCACATCCGCCTGCCGGAACGATCTCCCCGTCTTGTCGTCTTTCAGCACGAAGGCGTTGAAGTCGCTCGCGTTCACGCGCGCCCGCTCGACCATCCGATCCCGGATGATCTGCGCCTGCCGCAACAGCACGCCGTCCGGAAGAAGTTCCAGGTTCGCCAGCCTAGCCATCGGATTCCCCGTCCGCTCCCGCTGCAGCCACCCCGGCCGGGGATGGATCCGTCATCCCCTCCCCTGCAAGAATCTCCCCGGCCGCCTCGTCTGCAGACACACCCTCGCCCCCCGCCAGCACCTCCGCCTCCACCTCCACCGCGATCCTCTCCGCCTCCTGTTCCGTTTCTTCCAAAGCCTGCCGGATGATGTCGATCGCCATTTCCCGCGTCGACACCTTCCCCTCGTCCCCCGGCCGCACATCCCCACCCCCGCCCTGCCCCTTCAGCATTCGCCCCGTCTCCACCAGATCCCGCGCCGCGCTCGACAACCCCTTCATCGTCTGCGCCAGGTCGCGCATCATCCGCACGCTCTCCAGCAGAGACTCGTCCCCTTTCGAGTTGCGAAGCTTCTCCCCCACCCGCCTCTGCAACGCCAGTATCCCGGGACCCAGCTCTCCCACCCCAGCCAACAACAGCGAAAGGTTGCTGCGCCCCAATCGCAGCATCCTCTCCTCCTCCTCCAGTATCCGCACAGCCTGCAGTATCGCCACCCCCTCCGGCGTCGTCTGCGCCACAGCCAGCGCCCCCGTCTTTGCTGCAGCCCGGACCCCCGGCGGCGCACTCGCCTCGATCCGCTGTACCGCCCGCTCCATCCCCGCCATCTGCGCCGCCCGCAGCGCCGTCATGTCTTTCGCGTACCACTCCCGAAGCGGAAGCTTCCCCCACTCCTTCTCCGGCCACCCCCGCTCCCATGCCGCTCGTACCGTCTCCTTGTCCATCCCCAGCATCCGCCCGATCTTGCAGAACCTCGGCCCTACCTCCAACAGCGTCCGCCTCAGCAGATCCCACCGCTCCCGCGTCCGCGTCGCCCGCGTCATCAACCTCGGCTTCCCCTCCGCTTTCCCATCCCCTCCTCCCTCCGATGCCCCCGCCACCTCGCTTGTGCCCGCCTCCCCCGCACCTGCCCATACCCGCTCCTCCGCGCTCACCGTCCGCCTCCTGCCCCATCCCGCCTCCCCTCCCTTGTACACCCCTCATCATCCCCTTGGAAACACGCCCTTTCCTGCTCCCCCGAAATCGAACCGCACATCCCTGCCCTCGCTTCAATCTCTACCCGCCCCCTCGGATTACCTCAAACCCCCGTAATTACTCGCTTTTCTCGCAGAATCACACCCCCGTCATTCCCCCGGCCACTTGACTCTTGATGTACTTTTACCCAAGCTTTCGTACATGCCCACCCTCTACGACGATCCCCTCCTCCCCTCCTTCCTATCTGCCTCCCCTTCCCCAAACCCCTCGAATCCCTCGAAATCCCTCGATCCCATCCATCCTCGCCCCCGCGGCCCAGGCCGTTACTTCTTTACTTACGACCACATCGCCTCCGCAGCCCACCTCTCCAGACGCTACCTGCGTCAGCTCCCTGCCGTCCGCGCCGCCCTCCGCTCCCATGACCTCCTCTCCCTTGCCCTCCTCATCGCCCGCAAAAACGGCTGGTCTCCCCCTCCTCTCAATCGAAAGCTTCCACCTCTCCGTTCCTCCAGCCCCTACACCTCCCGCCGCTCCAAACTCCTCTCCCGTCCCATCCCCTCCCCCTGATTCCTCGAAATCCTCGCCCCGCCCCCAGCTACCCCCCCTCACTCCGTTATCCATTCCCCATCCCCCGCTCCTTCACAAAATCCAGTCCCAGCAACCTACCTCCCCCGCCTCTGTCTCCCTTGCGGTTTCCCTCCCCATCCTACCGCCCCTCCTTTCCTCGTTTCCCCCCCGAAATCCTTCCAAACACCCCGCACAAAAAAAACGCAGGACTGTGGCCCACGGCGCATGCTTAGCGGGGGGGGCTGCCCCCATGGCCCACGGCTCTTGCTTAGCGGGGGGGGCTGCCCCATACCAAAAGCTAGACATGCCCCCCCCAGGCCCTCCCCACGCCCGCCCTCAGACTGTCGCTGCGGGCCCCCGCAGCGACAGGGGCC